CGATTTCTGCTATCTTATGCTCTGCCATTAACTTCTTGGCTTTCAAGAGTGCCGACTTTGCCTCGTGTTCATTGCTGCTCTCCGAGAGGGCAAGCAACTTCTTAATCTTCTCTCTGTAATCCTGTTCTGCCATTACGCTACCTCCTTATTTCCAAAGAACTGTTCTGCTTTCTCTTTCGAGGAGGAGACATAACATCCTCTCCATCCCTCCCCCTGCTCCCACTCTTCTACCGGAAGAAATCTCATCTCTGCTCTCCAAAATCCATTCGCATCCTTGACTACTCTTGTTTCCATCTTTTTATCTGCCATATCGTTTTCCTCCTCGCTTGGCTTGCTTTTATCGTATGCGTACGATAACATGACCTCCGGTCAAGTCAATATGTTTTACGCATTTTTACGGAAATATTTTCAGTCATCCTCGTAGTCCTCGATGTCGATATTTGCAGCTTCGCAGATACTCTCGTAATCAGCACCATTCTCCCACATATTCTTAATGCAGAACCCATGAACCGTGCCATCCCACTGTGCGATGTGCTGCTCTATCGCTTCGTTCAGTCTTGCATTGCTTCTATCTGCCATCTTCCGCCATCTCCTTTTCAATTCTTTCTGCCATTTTCTTTGTTCCGTCTCCCCAACAGCAACCCTCTTTGCAAAAGTACCAACCGAGAAGCACTCCATCATCAATATACTTAACCATCTTCTTACACCTCCGCCTTTCTTATAATGGATGCAGGACACCAAAACTCCTCGCCATCCAATCTCAGATACATTCTTCCTCTGCCTTTCTTGAGGACCTGTGCAAGAGGTCCAATGTCGTCAATCTTAACAAGGTCTCCTGCCTTAATCATGCACCTCGCCTCCTTTTACCAATTCGTACTCAGCTACCTGCTTGTCTGTGAGTGGCTCTGAATACTCAACATATCCCCAAACCTCTCTACCTGCCTCCTCGCTATATGCTCTGCTGTCGAAATTCTCGACACACTCCAAATTCTTTGTCGGAACCGTACCCGGCATTGCAGGCCTTAATGTCAGCCAGTATCTGTACCGCATTATGCTACCTCCCTAATCTCAATCAATTTATCGAGTCCTGTGTAGATGCAACCTCCTGTCGTAAACACCAATCCATCCCATCTTACAAACTTGACTGTCTCGGCATTTACATCTCCGGTTGCTCCATCTTTCCACTCAACCTCAACCGTCTTTCCGGCTGCAAGCATTTCTTCGATTTTCTCCACATCTGCCATCCTGAATATCTTCATAGCATTTACCTCCTGTTCGGTGTTTTTACTGATTTATCTTGACTACATCGTACTTGGAACATTCCAATTTGTCAATAGTTTTACGGAAATTATTTTGGAATATTCCTATTTTTCTATGCGAACACCTCCTGCATCCTCTTCCTCATTTCCGAGATGCCTGTCATTACATTTATCATACCGGACCACTTCTCCATGTGGTCGAGGTAGATGCCGCAGGCTTTCTTGCTGAGGCGATAGACTTCGATGTACTTATTCTGCCTGCTCCTCTCCGATGTCAGAGAAAACTCTCTCCTCTCGTCATCTGTGCAGTACGGCAAAATCTGATTTTTAATTCTTCTTACGACTTTTCCATTTGGTGCAGAGAACATTTCTCCTATCTGTCTCGAGGAAATGAAATCCAAGGCATCCACAGAGCCTGTATCTGCCTGTTCCTGCTTCTTTGGTTCTTCCGGTATAGAATTTGTTGTATTGGTCTGAGCCTGCTGTTCCTGCTCCTGTAAATGCTTTAGGCACATTCTGTACCCTGCCATAAATCCCGACTCCTCGTACTCAACTGCGACATCCATCATCTTGTCATAAAGTCTATTCTGCGGTTTCAGTTCTTTCGGGAAGAAATACGCAACCATCTTGTCATACTGCTCAACTTCATTGCAGGCTGCTTCTGTATGTCTCTCCTTGCACTGGCAACCGTCTACATACTCTCTGAAATATTCAACCAACTGCTCATCTGTCAGTTCTTTTGGAATAATACTCATACCATGTACCTCCTTTGCTTTTTTGCGAGCGTACGATAACACAACCTTGCACCATGTCAATAGGAATATCTTTATTTTTACGGAATAATTTGGAGAACTCCAAAACGATAATAGAAATGCGTCCATAGGACATCCATAGGACAATGAACATAATAGATATAATATATATAGGTAACGGTTACGGTTACGGTATGGTTTAGGACTTTCCAAAGGACTGTCCGTGTGACTGTCCATAGGACAACACGAGTTTCTTCTTATATAATGTATGCCGAATTGCTTTTGAAAAATCAGTAAAACCGTTGGTACAAACCATTCGTCCGATTGCTTCGTCCTCGGACGAAAAATCTTGTGTCCACAGATTGTCCATAGGACAAATTTCGGACAACAAAAAAGGACCTCCCTACCGTATCTGATAGAGAGGTCCATTCCTTACCAACCGGAACTACTTTGCATTGATGAAATCAACTGCATCTCCAAGTTCCCTGTATGCCTCCTCGAACTGCTTCTTTGGAGACCACGACTCATAGCCGTCCTTATATCTTACTTTGTACCCGGCTTTGCCATCCTTTTCCATCGGCTCTGCCTTTACGATTTTTACGCCAATGTAGTTCTTCATTCTTCCCTCCTGTTATCTGACCCTAATAGAGTCTCCTGTAATGATGAGGTTCGGGTTCTCAATGCCGTTCAGAGAAACGAGGGCATCAACAGTGGTTCCAAAATCCTTTGCGATACTTGTGAGTGTTTCTCCGCTCTCGATAGTATGGTACTCTTTTCCTCCGCCATCTACGATACTCTGCACTTCCCGCCATCTGTCTCCGAGAACGGTTTTTCTTACCTCGCCATTTCCATACTTGCCAGTCCATACTTCATCTGCCAACTCCTGTGCGGACGCATTGTGGATATGGTTGATGGCATCCTGTACCTCATCATATCTGCTTCCAAGTGCCACTCTTCTCGCATCTCCGCCGCCGAACTCATCCTTCATAGTTCTGTAAACCAATTCAAGAGTTGTTCCATCCGGAGCAGACACTTCCGGCTCGTCCTTGCTGTCATCATTGTTGGCAACAAATCCGTTGAGTCCTGCTGCTTTGATTGCCGTAGGGAAATCACGATAGCAGAAATCTTGGTCTACCGTTCTACCACAGATTGTCTTGTCTGCGATGAAATTCTGACCGCCGCCATACTGCCAAATATCGTGAGATGTTGCAGGTGTGTTGGATGAATACTTTGCTACCCAATGAGTAAATCTCTGTAAACGAGAGTCGTCTACATGAGACTGGAAATGCGAGTCTGATGTGTAAACTCCCGCAAAATATCCCGCCTTTTCGCATCTGTCGCAGAATGCAATAACAATGTCTGTGAGGGTGTCCTTTGCGTTCTTGAGCATATTTCCCTCGACATCGTAGTAGATAGGATATTCAAACTGCTTTCCTGCAATTACTGACAGGAAATGGTCTGCCTCTGCCTGTGCGTCTGCAACAGACTTGGCATTGCCATAGTAATACGCACCGACAGGCATACCAATCGCCTTGCACTGTGCGTAATAATCTTCAAACTTACTATCCTTGTATTTACCCGCATCTGCTCCGGCTGCTTTGACGATGACGAACCGTACGCCTCTTTCATCTCTTGCCTGTTTGATGCTGAGGTCTCCCTGCCAATGTGAAATATCAATACCAAAAAGTTTGTTCATAGTAAAACTCCTCCTTTTACAAAAATAAGGGCGGCTTTTCAGCCACCCCGATGTGTTATGCCTATTCAAAATTAGGCTTTAATCAACTTGCCTTTCTTGAGAAGATTTACCATCTCAAGGTTCTGTGCCGCAGTGTATGCGTAATTCTTGATGCCATTTGCGGCTGCAATCTTCGCACGATGAGCCTTGGATGTATCTTTTTCTCCAACAGTTGCAAGTGCCGCAACAATGGAACCCGATGTTCCTTTGTACTTAGGGTAATAAGAAACCGCCTGTCTCGGGTTGCCGGATACTACCGCAACCGTGTGACCCTTTGTCTTTGTGACAAGAATGTCTCCGTTGTACAACTTCGTGCCGGATGTTACCGTAATAGGCTCCATGAACTGCTTAGACGCTTTGAGAGCGGATACCTCGGCTGATGTATTGAAATTGCCCGGGTCAAATCCCGCTTGGATGCAGCACGCTCTTACAAGCGAACTACAATCAGCCTCTGTCTTGGCAGAAATCTTTGCAAGACTTCCACTCTTTCTCAACTGCTCAATTACGGTTGTACGGTGTCCTTGGCAGTATCCGATGTTGTCGTTCTCGCAGGCCTGTAACATTGCTTTTGCAATAGCATTTGCAACCGGAATGCTTTTCGCTCTCATACAAATCCATCCCTTTGAATGAACATAGTACGGCTGAGTTGAAACTTCGCTTCCTGTTTGGTCTCCCGGCTTTCCTCCGGAGATTTTGCCGTTCTCATCAATTCTCGCACTTCCTACCATTAAACTCATGTCAATTCCTCCTTAAACAAATAGGGCAACCTTTCGGCTGCCCTGTGCTTACGATATGTTTCTCAGATTACTCCTCATCCTCGGTGTTGGAACCACCATTGGCATAGTCGGTCAATCCCTCTCCGATGATGTATGCCACCACGGATGCACCTGCCATGATGAGTGCAGTTACCTGTGTTGCTGTGTTGTCTGTGCCGCCAGTAGCCAAAATCATCATAGAGACGAAAGATGCTACCGCTGTCCATAACTTTCTACTTGTCAGTTTTCTGACCCAATCAATTTTCTTCATGTTCTTTTCCTCCTGTTATAAAAATGAATTTTCTTCCATGCACTTCTGATAGACCTTATCTATCTTGGCAATGGCGTTTACCGCTTTACTGTTCTTGTACTCAGGATGCTCCGAACAATATCTCTCATAGTCCGAGATGTCATCCAGTATCTGATTGAAGAACTCCTCAGAATGTTCCACTCCTCTTCGCAACTCATCTGCAAATCGGAGTATTCGAGTGCGGCACTCATCCGCATCGTCTTTGTCCATCCTGTTCTTGAGGTCATCGTGCTTCTCTTTTAGATTTTTGACATCGTTCTCGACCGTCTCCAATTTGTCCATCACATCCTTATTCATTGTCTTTCCGAGAAATCTCACGGCATTGCCTACGAGTTTCCCGATTGCAGACCAAGGATTGACTTTAATTGGCGTAATCTGCACCAATGTCATAAAGAGCAGTACGACACCGCCTCCTGCTTTCAGCCAATCGTTTAGGCTCACATTCCTCACCTCCTTCCATAGAAAAACCGCCTACTTAGGCGGCTTAACATTAAGATATTTGCATTTATTACACGGATACTGACCTGCCGGGATGAACCACGACTTGCAGTCGCTGCACTCGCCATAGTGGCTGCAACTTCCGGAGCATCGCTCATATCCCATAAAGCATCTCCTCTTCCTGTGGGAGCATTTGAATAAATCTTTCTTCATTCTCTCTCCTTTCTCCATGCGTCAATATCATATCTGTATAAAGAGATGCCAACAGTTCCTCACTGTCTGTATGTTCCAACATACCTGTATAACTATTGAATGTCTGAGTAACTTGCTCGAGAGTCATCTCATAATCGTGATACTTATTCGCTACACCTCTGAGACTTCTCTTCATTCCGAGAGTAGTAGATTTTCTCAGCACAACCTTGTTGTACCAAAGTCTGTATCCTACAAATTCAATGCCTTGATTGATAGGTCTGATGCAGGTTTTCTGATTAAGGCTTAACTCAAGTTCTTTCTCAAGGAAAGCGTCTATCGTCCATCTCCATTCATGGAGTTGCGCCTTACTGTTACTCAAAATAATGATGTCATCCATGTACCGGACATAATACTTTATACCCAAGACTCTCTTACAGAACTGGTCGAGTTCGTTCAAGTAGATATTCGCAAACATCTGACTGAGCAGGTTTCCTATCGGCATACCTACATCAAACAGCCTCTCC